GCAAGAAGCTTCCCCCTCTGAGTTCTTTCTCCAGCAAACTGTCTAGTTTCAAACTTGTTGCAAGTAACTCGCCGTAAAGCGCAACGATTTGTGATTTGTTAGTCATGATTGACTCTCCTTCAGGTTGTGGTTGAAGCGTTTGCGACACCATGTCGCAAACACGTTGTTGGCTAGGCGTTCTCCCAACCAACACTTACATTATAACATAATAGGTATTTAGCCTCTGAGCCTGCCGATTGGTTTGGCGGTTTTGCAGACCCCACCACCCCCCACCCCCCAAGAATATTGCGGCGATGCAGGCGGAGGCAATAACAGTGTTTCGCAGTTACAAACCACAGTTGTCAAATTTCTAGTAAAAAATTCAAATCACCTTTGTCAAATTTGATAACATAACTGCGGGGGCCGGGTCGGCGCGGCGACCTTAAACAGCCCGTACCTGAAGAGCATGGCTGACAGTGACAAGCTCAAAGGAAACGCCAGAACTTCTCCCTTTCTGGTATCGGCCCCCACCCTTCTCGCACGCATAAATAAACAAGAGGAGGGAACGCTATGCTAAAAATATTTGTAAAAATCAAAATAGTTATTGTCAAATCTTAGACACAGTTAGATAAAAAGAACCCCCGCAGTTGGCGGGGGCGGGGAAAGGGCCTGTGGCCCTACGAGGAGAATCAAACATCACTGCTCTTGCGAGCAGGCAGAAGCAAGTATACACTCGTGCCTACAGAGCACAAGCTTTGCTTACGGGAGGAATGACCCGCGTGTTAGAACATTTGGTACAAGGTAACTATGATCCGGCGATATACAACTCGCCGATGGACGGCTTTTTGCCTTTGGAAAAGGCAGATGCTAATGAGCTACTTGAAGCGCAGATCAATACAACCGACTGGTTGACTGAACTTGGCGCCAAACCAGATGACGATGTTGTGGCTGATGCACAAGACACACAAGCACGAAATGCTTTCCATGCGTTGACCGCAGACCCCGAAACGGCAAAGCAGGCACTGACGCAAATTACCCTACCCCCCGCCATTCAAAGATTAGTCAGCATGCTGACTGTTTACGACTGGTCGTTTGTTGAGCACGCCAAGCAGTTGCGGGGTATGGCGGTGGCTAAGATTCTTGAAGAGACAGACCACCCTGACGCACGGATACGCCTAAAAGCTCTTGAGATGCTAGGTAAAGTCACAGAGGTGGGGCTGTTCACAGACCGTATCGAGATCAAAAAGACTGAGCTAAGTGACCACGAGCTTGACGAGAAGATTAAGCAAAAGCTAGCGGCTATACAAAACACGGTTGAGGTTGACGCAACTGAGGTCGAAACAATCGACGATGAACAGGATTAGTGACGCTGAACTCCAGGCGCTGCTCAAAAGCATGACGCCGCAGCAAAAAGCTGAGTTTTTGGAAGAGCTTGAAGAACAAGAACGTCGCCTGCGGCTGCGTAACGCCAGGGGCGACATGATTTCCTTTGCAAAAGAGGTTTACCCAGGGTTCAAAGAAGGCGCACACCACAGGAAACTGTCAAAAATATTTGCCGACGTAGCCTCTGGCAAGCGAAAAAGGGTGATTATCAACATCGCCCCACGTATGGGTAAGTCGGAGTTCTCCTCTTACCTGTTTCCAGCCTGGTTTTTAGGGCAGTACCCCGAGCAGAAGATCATTATGGCGACCCACACGGCTGGATTGTCTGAGGATTTTGGACGCCGAGTACGTAATTTGATCGAAGGAGAGGATTATGCGCAGGTATTCCCCGGCACAAAGGTGGCTGATGACCAGAAAGCAGCAGGTAAGTGGTCAACCAACGAAGGGGGCCAGTACTATGCCGTGGGTGTGGGTGGTGCACTTGCAGGACGGGGTGCTGATTTGTTTGTTATTGACGACCCACATTCTGAACAAGACATAAAAGCCAACTCCAGGGCCACATTTGACAACGCCTGGTCGTGGTTCCAGACCGGTCCGTTGCAGCGGTTGATGCCAGGGGGCCGAATTATCGTAGTAATGACACGATGGAGCCTGGTGGACTTGACTGGGCGGCTTCTTAGCTTTCAAGCACGCAACCCTGACGCAGAACCTTGGGAGATTGTCGAGCTGCCTGCCATTCTTTTTGAAGATACGGAAAGAGAAAAGAGCCTGTGGCCTGAGCAATGGCCCCTTGAGCAGTTAAAGCAGAAGAAGATGGCGATGGACCCCAGGTACTGGAACGCCCAGTACATGCAGCAGCCCACGCTTGACTCGGCAGCATTTATTAAGCGTAGTCATTGGAAGATTTGGGAGCCAGAAGACCCACCCAACTGCGATTTTATTATCCAGTCCTGGGATACGGCGCATGAAGCCAAGACCACAGCCGACTACACAGCATGTACAACTTGGGGAATCTGGTATAACGAAGAAGAAAACAACCGACCCAGTATTATTTTGCTGGATGCCTTCAAAGACCGGATGGAGTTTCCAGAGCTAAAAGAGGTTGCGTTCAAGCAGTGGAAAGAATGGAACCCAGATGCGTTCTTAGTGGAGAAAAAGGCGGCAGGTGCTCCCTTGATTCAAGAGCTTCGACGCATGGGCATACCGGTTGATGAGTTTACCCCCAGCCGTGGAAACGATAAGATTGCGCGAGTCAACGCAGTATCTGATTTATTTGCCAGTGGGTGCGTTTGGGCGCCTGACACACGGTGGGCCAGAGATGTGATTGAAGAGATTGTGGCGTTTCCGGTGGGTGAGCACGACGACTACGTGGACACTATGACCCAGGCGCTGTTACGCTTTAGAAACGGGGGGTTCATTACGCTGCCAAGCGACGAACCGGACGAACCACTGTATTTTAGAAGCCGCAAGGCGGCGTACTACTAGGAGCCGAAATGGCTATTGATAAAGCACTATACCAAGCCCCCATGGGAATCGAAGAAGAAGCACAAGATTTAATGGGCGAACCTGACATTGAGATTGAAATTGAAGACCCTGAGTCAGTAAAGATTGAAGCGGGTGGGCTTGAGATTTTGATTGACCCCGACGCTGAAGGCCCGGACTTTTACACAAACTTAGCTGAGGAAATTGAAGATCCTGCTTTGCAGAGCCTTGGTGACGAGCTGCTTCAGAACATCAAAGACGACCTGGACTCCCGAAAAGACTGGGAAAAGACCTACAAAGAAGGGCTTGTGCTGCTCGGCCTGAAGTACGAAGAGCGCACAGAACCTTGGGATGGCGCCTGTGGTGTGTTCCACCCCATGATTACAGAGGCCGTGGTGCGGTTCCAGAGTGAAACCATCATGGAGACATTCCCTGCCCAGGGGCCGGTGAAGACCAAAATCATTGGTAAAGACACGCGGGAGAAAGAAGAAGCTGCCCAGCGTGTTAAAGATGACATGAACTACGAGCTTACTGAGCGTATGCCAGAGTTTCGTATGGAGCATGAGCGGATGTTGTGGAACCTGCCAGCTACTGGTTCTGCGTTCAAAAAGGTTTACTACGACCCCAGCCTCCAGCGCCAGACATCAGTGTTCGTTCCAGCAGAAGACATTATTGTGGCCTATGGCACGGTAGGAATGGAGAGTGCCGAGCGTGTAACACACCGGATGTACAAAACTAGCAACGAGATTCGCAAGTTGCAGGTGGCAGGCTTCTACCGCGACATTGAGCTTGGCGATCCGCCCAAGCTTAAGAATGAGCTACAGGAGAAAAAAGACAAAGAAAGCGGTATGTCGCCCATTAACGACGACCGTTACATCCTGTACGAAGTGCATGTCAACCTGGACCTGCCAGGTTACGAAGACATGGAAGACGATGAGCCTACAGGCATAGCCATACCTTACGTGGTAACGGTGGTTGAAGGCACTGGCGACATTCTGGCGATTCGCCGTAACTACTACGAAAACGATGACACCAAGAAGCGCCGCGACCACTTCGTGCATTACACGTACATCCCAGGCTTTGGCTTCTATGGGTTCGGGCTGTTCCACCTGATCGGTGGGTTTGCGAAGTCGGCGACCTCGATCATGAGGCAGCTTGTGGATGCGGGTACGTTGTCAAACCTGCCAGGGGGCCTGAAGTCCAGAGGCTTGCGTATTAAAGGTGATGACACGCCGATTGCTCCAGGTGAGTTCCGAGATGTTGATATTGGTTCTGGTGCACTGCGGGATAACATTCTGCCGCTGCCATACAAAGAGCCAAGCGCAACGCTCTACCAGTTGATGAACACGATTGTCGAAGAAGGGCGTCGGTTCGCTGCAACTGCGGATATGAAGATTTCTGACATGAGCGCTCAGGCGCCTGTCGGCACAACACTCGCTCTTTTGGAGCGGATGCTCAAGGTAATGTCAGCAGTTCAGGCGCGGGTCCACTACGCCTTCAAGCAAGAGCTTCAGCTTTTAGCTGCGATCATTAGGGATTACACCGACGACGACTATGACTACGATCCGTTGAGCGGAGAGCGTCATGCGAAGCAGGCTGACTATGACATGGTGGAGATTATCCCTGTGTCTGACCCCAATGCGGCAACTATGTCTCAAAGGGTGGTGCAGTACCAAGCGGTTCTTCAGCTTTCACAGATGGCTCCGCAGATTTACGACATGCCAGCTCTGCACCGGCAGATGCTAGAAGTGTTGGGAATACGCAACGCTGCCAAGCTTGTGCCGACGGAAGATGACCAAACGCCGAAAGATCCTATTACCGAAAACATGAATGCGCTTAAGCTCAAGCCTTTGAAGGCATTTATGTATCAAGACCATACGGCGCATATTCAGACACACATGAACATGATGAACGACCCAGCAGTAGCTGCGTTGATTGGGCAAAACCCTCAGGCCAGCTTAATTGTTGGCGCTCTCCAAGCGCATATTGCTGAACATTTGGGCTACCAGTACCGTCGTCAGGTTCAAGATGCCGTCGGCACACCGCTGCCAGGGCCAGAGGAGAAGATCCCCGAAGCCATGGAGGTTCAGATTTCCAAGATGGTGGCTGAAGGTTCGCAGATCGTTCTTGCTCAAAGCCTACAGGCGAAAGCCCAGCAACAGGCGCTTCAGAACGCTCAAGATCCAATCATGATGGCTGAAATGCAGAAGCTTCAAATCCAACAGGCTGAAGTCCAACGGAAAGCCCAGAAAGACCAAGCAGATACACAAATTAAGATGCTGCAATTGCAGCTCGACGAACTTAAAGCCCAGCAACAAACTGAGCTTGAGGGGGCACGTTTAGGCATCGACATCCAGAAGTCTGAGGAAGAAATGGAGCTTAAACGCCAAATTGAAGCCACGAAGCAGGAGATGGAAGGTATGCGGATGGGCATTGACCTGGGTAAAACCATGGCGGAACCGGAAAGGACACCACCTGAATGATGAATAAATTCGTAGAAGTTCTACGCGGGAAGATTAGAGAAGATTTAAACAACTACGCCGACGACATTGCAGGCGGCGCTTGTCGAAGTTTTGACGAGTATCAAAAACTCTGCGGAGTCATCCAGGGTCTGGCTATGGCGGAGTCTTATTTACTTGACCTTGCAAAGAAAGTAGAGGAAGCAGATGACTGACGAAAATCAGCAGGCAACCCAGTTGCCAAACCCCACAGGCTGGAAACTGTTGTGCGCCATACCTGAGGTTGAAGATAAGTTTTCGGGCACCGATCTTTTAAAGCCTGAATCCGTATCCAAAGTCGAAGAGCACAGTACGACTGTTTTGTTTGTTATTAAGGTCGGCCCTGATGCCTACAAAGACGAGATGAAGTTTCCACAAGGCCCTTGGTGTAAAGAAGGTGACTTTGTGTTAGTACGTGCTTACTCAGGAACTCGTTTTAAAATTCACGGCAGAGAGTTCCGCTTGATTAATGACGATCAAGTTGAAGCCGTTGTCGAAGATCCACGTGGATATACCCGCGCTTAATAGGAGCTAAACATGCCAGAACAATACAAATTCCCCGACGAGAAAGAAGTCGAAGAAAAGGATATTGAGATTGAAACTGAAGAGGGCGATATTGAGCTAGAAATAGTTGACGATACCCCTGAAGAAGACCGTGGGCGTAAGCCTCTTGACCGTGAAGTTATTGATCCAACGGATGAAGAGGTCGCTGAGTACAGCGAAAAAGTCCAGAAGCGAATGAAGGAGCTTACGCACGCGCGTCATGATGAGCGTCGGGCTAAGGAAGCGGCTTTGCGTGAACGGGAAGAAGCAGTCCGTATTGCGCAGAAATTAATTGACGAAAACAAATCGCTTCGCCAAAACGTCAGCACAAATCAGAATATGGCTGTAGAAAGTATGAAGGCCCAAGCTGAATCTGCGCTGGTTATGGCTCGTAAGAAACTCAAAGAAGCCCAAGAGAATTACGACACCGACGCTATTATTTCTGCCCAAGAAGAGTTGGCTGAAGCGAAATTTAGTATTGAGCGGTTAAAAAGTTATCGCCCAGCCCCTTTACAAGAAGAAAAAGAAGAGGTATATAATCAACCTCATACGCCGCAGGTGCCTCAACCTGACCAAAAAGCGATGAGCTGGCAACAGCAAAATCAGTGGTTTGGACAGGATGATGAGATGACCAGTCTTGCATTAGCGGTGCACAAAAAATTGGTCGAGTCTGGGGTTGACCCCAGAAGTGATGAATATTACGAGCGAGTAGACGCTCGCATGCGCGAAGTGTTTCCGAGCTTTTTCGGAGAGACAAAGAAGGAACAACCGAGTAAACGTCCGGCTAACGTAGTAGCCGCTGTATCACGAGCTGCCAACGGTAAGACAAAAGTTAAATTGACTAAGACCCAGGAAGCCCTGGCAAGGAAATTTAATTTAACCAATGAGCAGTACGCTAAAGAAGTACTTAAACTTACATCGGAGTCCTAAAATGTCTGAACGAATGAGCCGTGACGGTGCGCAAGAGCGCACACCTAGAAACCTTCAAACACGTGAGAGTTCTGCTCGTAGCATGGAATACGTTCCACCGAGCACTCTTCCTGACCCCACCCCTCAACCGGGTTGGAAATTTCGGTGGATTGCTACCTCCCTTCTGGGCGCAGCACTTCCGCAGAATGTTTCCAAAAAGACCCGTGAAGGTTGGGAACCGGTCAAAGCAGATGACCATCCCGAGCTTATGCTCGCAGGTGACAAAAATGGGAACGTTGAGCTGGGTGGTTTGATGTTGTGCAAGATGCCAGCCGAGTTGGTTGATTCGCGCAATACCTACTACCGTAAGCAGAACACGGCCCAAATGGAGTCTGTGGATAACAACTTCATGCGACAAAGTGATCCCCGTATGCCGCTGTTTAGTGAGAAGAAAACTTCTACTACCAGAGGTGTCGGATTTGGTTCTGGTTCTAAATAAATTTTAGGAGTTTAAAATGGCTTATCCTACTGTTAGCAAGCCTTATGGCTTCCGACCGGTCAATTTGATCGGTGGACAGGTATTTGCCGGTGCTACACGTAAGATGCGGATTGCCAGTGCATACGCCACTTCAATTGGCTATGGCGATCTGCTTATTCGTGCTAGTGACGGTACTGTCGAGCGTTCAGGTGCAACTACATCAAAGCCCACCGGCGGTTTCGCTGGCGTGTTTCTTGGTTGCGAGTTCATTAATTCCAGCACAGGTCAACTTCAGTTCCAACAGAACTTTGTTGGCGGCACGACAGTGACTTCTGGAAACATTACGGCTTATGTCTGTGATGATCCCGATGCCCTGTTCCAAGTGGCTGTGGTTTCTGGCACTACGGTTGTGTCCGGTGTTCAATATACGTCTGTTGGCAACAACGCCACCATCGTAAACAACACGGCTATTACCAATGCTGGTAACTCGCAAGTTGCTATTTCTGATTCAACTGCTACAACTGATACGTTGACAATTCGCATCGTTGACGTTGTGCCGGATACCGCTTACGAGTCAAGCGGCAACATCCTGTATCCCGAAGTGATTGTGAAGTTCAACTTCGGTATGCACGCTTATGACACCGCCGTTGGCGTATAAGGAGCGATTTAAATGGCTATTTCACGCGCACAACTACTTAAAGAACTCCTTCCTGGCCTAAACGCCCTGTTTGGTCTTGAGTACTCCCGCTACGGCGAAGAGCACAAGGAGATTTACGAAACCGAAACTTCCGAGCGTTCGTTCGAAGAAGAAACCAAGCTGTCCGGTTTCTCCGCTGCCCCCGTTAAAAACGAAGGTGCTGCGATTGCTTATGACAACGCACAAGAAGCTTTCACTGCTCGCTATACACACGAGACAATCGCTCTTGGTTTCTCCGTGACTGAAGAGGCAATTGAGGACAACCTCTATGACTCCCTCTCGGCCCGTTATACCAAGGCTCTTGCTCGCGCTATGGCGTACACAAAGCAAGTTAAGGCTGCTGCTGTTCTTAACAATGGCTTCGACACGAACTACCCCGGTGGTGACGGCGTGCCCTTGTTCTCTGCTTCGCACCCCTTGGTGTCTGGCGGCGTTAACAGCAACATCCCCACCACGCCTGCTGACCTGAATGAGACTTCTCTTGAGAACGCCGTTATTCAGATCGCTGCTTGGACGGATGAGCGTGGCCTGTTGATTGCAGCTCGCCCCCGCAAGCTGGTTATTCCTCCCGCATTGCAGTTTATTGCGACTCGTCTTCTTGAGACTGAGCTTCGCGTGGCTACTGCCGATAACGACATCAATGCGCTCAAGAATAACGGCTCGATTCCCGAGGGTTATGCAATTAACCACTTCTTGACCGACGCAGATGCTTGGTTCCTTACGACTGACGTTCCCAACGGTATGAAGCACTTTGTTCGTACCCCCATGCAGAACAGCATGGACGGCGACTTTGATACCGGCAACGTCCGTTACAAGGCCCGTGAGCGTTATTCGTTTGGTTGGTCCGATCCTCTGGGCATGTACGGCTCAGCAGGCGCGGCATAATGGAAGGGGGCCTTGTGCCCCCTTTCTGTTTCACTGTATTATTTAGGCACTAGGATTTTTACTCATACCGACTGACCTAGCAGACTTAGTAGAGACGGTGTGAGGATGTGCTACTACACGAAAGGAGCCTTAAATGGCTAATACGACTTTTACCGGGCCAGTTCGCTCACAGAACGGCTTTCAAACTGTAACCATTAATTCTTCCACCGGCGCAGAAACTGTTGCTGCCGTGTCCCTTGGCGTCAATGGCGTTGTTGCTACACCTGTAGCTCTTGCTGATGGTAATGCTACTTTAACTGCGGCTGCTAACGGCGGTGGTGTTATTAACCTCGTACCCAACGGCACCCAAGACAACACATACACTCTTCCTGCTCCTGTTGCTGGACAGTCCTTTACCTTTGTTTATGCTGGCGGTGCTGCTGATGCAACCGACTTTATTATCAACACAGGTTCGGACACCAACTACTTTATTGGCGGCGTAGTATTTCACGACACCGATGACGGTGCAGTTTCGGTTGTGTTTTCTAACGGCAGTTCCAACAGTAAGCTGCAAGTCAACGTACCTGCTGCCGCAAACATTACTGTGATCGCTAAAGACGCTACGAACTGGCAAATCTTTGGTACCGCTGTTGGTGCTACTGCTCCTGCATTTGCTGACCAATAATAGGAGGCTACTATGGCTTCCCAACAGTATGATATTTGGTCGGTAACACCGGAGGCCGATGTCGATTTTTACAGGGCTGCTGCCACAATTGGAGCGGCAGGGCCTTTGACATTAGCTGCAAACGTGCCGGGCCGTAACGGTTATGGGTATAAAGTATCCGTGACTTCAAGCGGTGACGACGCAACGACGGTGTTTACGATTACAGGAACAATCGTTGGAAAGACTACGGATGGCGGTATCGGCACTGACACCATTACAGGCGTTGATACAGACACCGTTTCTTCAACTAAGTACTTTTCCTCCGTAACAAGCGTTGTTGCAAGCGCAACATCAGTTAACAACGTAAGTGTTGGGTATACAGCCGATTTGGCTCTCCCACGTACTCGGATTAAGGGTTTGTACTATGTTGGTGGTGGGTCGGCAGGAAGCATCGTTATTACCTCCCCCAACCTGTCTGTACCTCACTACAAAATCGTGACCCCAACTTCAGCGGCTAGCTTTGCTGACAGCTTGTTTATGCCTGCTGAAGGTATTCTGGTGGGTAATGAAGCACGCGATGACTACGCAACTGTGACGGTTACAAACGTAACCACACTCACTCTTCTGTGTGGCTAAGTCATGGCTAAAGCTAAAGGCATGGGAATAAAGACTTCTGTGAAGTCTGGTAATTTTTTGCCTACGAAAAAGGGTGCTGGCATGACGGAGAAAGGCGTAAAAGCCTACCGTCGTGCTAATCCTGGCTCTAAGCTCCAGACCGCCGTTACAGAGGATAAACCCACCGGAAAGCGTGCAGCCCGTCGTAAGTCGTTCTGTGCTCGAATGGAGGGTATGAAGAAATTGGCTAAGCCTGAAACGCGTAAAGATCCCAACAGTCGTATTAACCAATCTTTAAGACGATGGAAGTGCGGCTAAATGGAAATGATGCTATGGAACATGGCACTAACCTTGATAGTGGCAGTGATGGGTTACGTGCTTAAAGAAAAGTTTGGCGAAATCAACCGGCTTGGCATTTTGCTGAACCGTACGCGTGAAGAGGTTGCTCGGGACCACATCACAAGGTCTGAACTCAATACCGAGATGCAGAAGCTGATCGACCGTTTCGACCGGCTGGAATACAAACTTGATCGAATGATGGAGCAGCGAAATGGCTAAGAAAAGTGGATTTGGAGCAGCTTTTGCCGCCGCCCGTAAACGCGGCGATAAAACATTTGAGTTTGGTGGCAAGAAGTACACCACGCAAACCAAAGAAGAGAAAGATCGGGAAGTAACGCCCGAGGCTAAAAAAGTTATGGACACAATGCGCATGGATCGTGCATCCAATTTCCGCTCTCAGGCTCGTAAGGCTGACGTTGAAATGGAAACCCCTGAAGAGCGCGGTGCCATGAACCTTGAAGGGTTTAAGCAAGCTAAGCGAGCTAAAAGAAGCGAAGCGCTTGAGAGCATGGCTGAACCTCCCACTTATAAGAAAGGCGGCTCAGTTAAGTCCTCCGCTTCCAAGCGTGCTGACGGCTGTGCTATTCGCGGTAAAACTAAAGGAAGGATGGTGTAATCATGGGCTACAAAAAAGCAGCAGACGGAATTGTTAAGAAGGGTAAAACCAAGGGTAAAGCCGTAGCGATGGCTGGCAAAACTGGCATGAAAGCTGGTGGCATGGCTAAGATGAAAGCTGGCGGTATGCCTAAGATGGCTTACGGTGGCATGCCTAAGAAAATGCGTACCGGCGGTAGTAGCTGCAAATGATGCCCTCGCGTGGAATGGGGGCCATGATGGCCTCCAAGATGCCTACTGCCAAAACTGAAAGGCGAAAAGATGGAGACAAATTCCAAGTCTTTAAGTCTGGAGGAAGCGCTAAAACTCGCGTCAATGAAGCAGGAGTTTATACAAAGCCTTCTATGCGCAAGCGCTTGTTTGAACAGATTAAAGCGTCAGCCACGCAGGGAACAGCCGCAGGCCAGTGGTCAGCAAGAAAAGCCCAACTCTTAGCCAAAAAGTACAAGGCGGCTGGGGGCGGGTATAAGTGATTAGGAAGCCTGTCTACGACCCAAAGAAAGACGGCAACGTTTTTGATTGGATCTTAGTTGCTGCCGAGGCACACAGAGAAAGGCGAAGGGTAGAGACAAATGTCGCTAAAGAAGCCGCAAAAGAGCTTGAAAGAATGGACAGCCCAAAAGTGGAGAACTAAAAGTGGCAAGCCTTCTTCGGTTACTGGTGAACGATACCTTCCCGAGAAGGCCATTAAGTCTTTGTCTCCCTCCGAATATGCAGCTACTACGAGGGCTAAACGGGCAGGTAAAGCTGCGGGTAAGCAGTTCGTTTCCCAACCTAAGGGAATTGCAAAGAAAACAGCGAGGTTTCGATAATGGCTGAAAAATGGATACAGAAGGCAATCAAAAAACCCGGCTCTTTACGAAAATCCCTTGGTGTAAAAAAAGGCGAGAAAATCCCCCCCGCCAAGTTAGCCTCCGCAGCAAAGAAACCGGGAAAACTTGGACAACGTGCCCGACTTGCGGCAACACTAAAAGGATTTAAGAAGTGACTACTTCTGGCACCGCAGCATTTAATTTAGACCTCAACGACATCATCGAAGAGGCTTACGAGCGCTGTGGCGTTGAGGTGCGTACTGGCTATGAGCACCGTACGGCTAGGCGTTCTCTGAACCTTTTGTTTGCCGACTGGGCAAACCGTGGCATTAACCTGTGGACTATTGAGCAAGGGTCGATTCCTTTGGTTCAAGGGCAGATTACTTATGACTTGCCTGTAGACACCGTAGACCTTTTGGAGCAGGTTATTCGTACGGGCGCAGGTAACGCAGCCACACAAGCTGACCTGACCATTTCCCGTATTAGTGTTTCTACCTATGCCACGATTCCCAACAAGCTTCAACAGGCACGCCCTATTCAGGTCTGGGTAAATCGTCAGTCGGGAGCGACAGAACCTTCAGGCGTAAACGCCCCCCAAATCAATGTCTGGCCTGCTCCAGATGGCTCTCAGTCCTATACGTTTGTTTACTGGCGTATGCGCCGTATTCAAGATTCTGGTGGTGGAGTCAACACGCAAGATGTTCCTTTCCGTTTCTTGACCTGCCTTGTGTCGGGGCTGGCGTACTACTTGGCGTTGAAAATTCCTGAAGCGCTTAATCGTTTGGAGCCTTTAAAGCAGATGTACGACGAGGCTTGGGATTTGGCGGCTGGTGAAGACCGTGAAAAAGCTCCAGACCGTCTGGTGCCCCGTAGGATGTTTATATCGTGAGTAATCGGTTTTCGTCAGGCAAATATGCGATTGCGCAGTGTGACCGCTGCAACTTTCGCTATGACCTGAAAGAGCTAAAACGGCTGATTATTAAGACAAAGAACGTCAACATTTTGGTGTGCCCAGAGTGTTGGGAACCTGACCAACCGCAGTTACAATTAGGTATGTATCCTGTGGAAGATCCACAGGCGGTGCGAAACCCACGACCAGATGCCAACAGCTACCTCACATCTGGGCTTGGACCAGACGGTACAGAGTCTGGCGGTAGTAGGATTTTCCAATGGGGCTGGAACCCCGTTGGCGGAGCGCAGGCAAATGCAGATGGTCTGACGCCAAACAATTTGGTGTTGGGTATAACACTCGGTACCGTTACGGTATCAACGACATAGGAGTTTAAAATGGCAAAGCATGAAGACGTAAAAATGGATAAAGCGGCTATGTCCAAGATGCTCAAGGAGCATGCTTCCAAACCCGCTAGTAAAGCCCACAAGGGTCTGCGCAAAGGCGGAAAAACCAACATTGACATGAAGAAGTACGGGCGGGGCATGGCTAAGGTCATGAACCAGCGTTCTTCTGGAAGGGGTCGATAATGTACAAATGCCCACCAACACCCACACCGGTCCCAGTACCGAACACAGCAGGTTACCCAAACAATGTACCCAATACGCAAACTGTTAAGACTCGTGGCACGGGTGCAGCTACGAAGGGCACAAACTCTTCTAAGAAGCTTGGATAAATGAACTACACTCAGCTCTTTGAAACCATCAAGGGGTACGTCGAGAACGACTTCCCAAATACGCAGTTCACTGACCCCAGTGCTGCGACGGCTACCTTTACGTCCAAAGAGCAGATTGACACGTTTATTCAGCAGGCCGAAGAAAGAATCTTTAACTCGGTCCAGTTTCCTTCGCTTCGTAAGAACGTAACGGCAATTACCAGTGCGTACCCTGGCGACCCCAGGGCCATGTACATCAATGCTCCTGGTGATTTCTTGGCTGTTTACTCTCTTGCTGTCATTGACGGTAGCGGCAACTACGAGTATTTGCTTAACAAAGACGTTAACTACTTAAGGGCAGCTTACCCAAATCCAGCAACAACGGGTATTCCTAAATACTACGCTTTGTTTGGGCCAGCCACGACAAATTCAACGCCCCCAGTTATTACGAATGAGCTTTCCTTATTTTTGGCTCCTACTCCCGATGCTGCTTACAACGTTGAACTACACTACTTTTACTACCCTGAGTCTATCGTTACTGCATCTACAACTTGGCTTGGGGATAACTTTGATTCTGCCTTACTGTACGGGGCATTGGTGGAGGCATACACCTACATGAAGGGTGAGGCCGATGTTCTTGCTAATTACAACAAGCGTTACGAAGAGGCCATGATTCTGGCTAAACGTCTTGGTGATGGCATGGAGCGCCGCGATGCTTACAGGTCTGGTCAGGTCAGAATGACGGTGAACTAAATTGGCTTTTACAGGCAACTACACGTGCAATTCTTTTAAATCCGGGCTTATTAACGGAGACTTTGACTTTGATACTGACACGGTCAAGATGGCGTTGTACACCAACAGTGCGACTTTAGATGCAGATACAGCCGCCTACACAGCAACTGGCGAAGTCTCGGCTTCGGGGTACACGGCAGGTGGCGTTACTCTTACAGTCGAAAAAGGCATCTCAAACAACACTGCCTACATTAGCTTTGAAAACGCCACAATCTCTGCCGCTCTTACTGCGCGGGGGGCGTTGATTTACAAGTCTGGCGGTAGTAATCCAGCCATTTGTGTTTTAGACTTTGGGTCAGATAAAACCTCTACCACGAGCTTTATCGTGACATTCCCAACCGCATCCAGCGCGGATGCATTAATCCGACTTTCTTAAGGAGTAAATGATGGAATCTAAAGCAAAAAGTTCAGATAAAGTGAACGGTGCTATCGAGCGTTTTTCCGGTTTTGGAGAAGGCGCTGCTGGTGGTGGCGTTTTCGTATTTGAAGCCTATGACAAGGATGGCAACCTGAAGTGGCGTGATGAGGCTAAAAACCTGACCACGAACGCTGGTCGCCAAGACATGAATGACAAGTACTTCAGTGGCACTTCCTACACCGCTGCTTGGTACATTGGCTTGGTTAACAACAGCCCCACACCTTCTTATTCTGTGACCGACACAATGGCTTCCCACGCTGGTTGGACAGAAACTACCGACTACTCGGGCACAGACCGTATTACGGCTGACTTCGGTTCGGCTACTTCTGCTGATCCTTCGGTTATTGCCAACACGGTTGCTTCAGGCGGTACGGTGGCAAGCTTTAGCATTACCGGTACGGTAACGATTGACGGTGCTTTCTTGACTGCCACCCAGGACAACTCGACCAATACAGGCATCCTGTTCTCCGTAGCAGCTTTTGAATCTCCTGGTGATCGTTCCGTTGTTAACGGTGACACCTTGAATGTGACCTACCAGTTCAGCCTTGCTGACGCTTAAGGAGTAAAAAATGGCAACGACATTTCAAAAAGGCCAGACTGTTCGCTTGAATAAAGCCGTTCCCGAGGGTCCGGTGGCAAAGTTGCGTATGGATGAAGATGGCAATTTCTTCTACTTGGTTGAGTGGCAGGATGAAGCCGGTAACACCCATAGCCGTTGGTTTGCGGAAGATGAACTTGTAGCTGCGTAATGGCTGACATAAGCGGTTGGAGTTCGGGGCCTTACGGGTCTTCTAGCTGGGGTGGCTCTGCCTATGACCGCACTGTTGCGGAGGGTGGAGCTGCCTCTGAACTTCTTTCTGCTTTAGGTGTTTTTACCCCTACGATTGCCGAAGGGTCGGCTTTAACAACGCTTCTTGACTCTTCTGGCAACAACTTCACAGCAGCCATCGTAGAGGCCGGTACAGGGGCTGAGACTGTTAGCGGTAACCCCCTATACCCACGATCTATTTCAGAGGCAGCTACGGGCGCTGA